AACAAAGTAAAGTATGACAATGAAGGAAAACGAATCCGAGGAAACGTATGCCTGGAAGTATACCTGCCCTCACGCGGAACTTGCCTGTTGCAACATGTCAATCTCTCTGCCTGTGAGTTCGGAGACATCGAACAAGCTTTCGTTGAAGGTATGTCGCAACTGTGTAGCCTCCACGCTAAAACTGGCGTGGGTGATTCAGGAGAATATCTTCCAGCAGAAACCGATCGACAAGTCGGTCTTGGAATGCTTGGACTCGCCAACCTCCTTCGGAGGTACGGAGTAACCTATGAGCAGTTCGGGGTTGCTTTGGACCAGTACAATGCAGGAGAAGTGGTACGCACGCCAGCCTATGAACTGGTGTCTGCCATTGGCTCTGGCGTTGATGCTGCCGCCAAAGTGGCTCGTGCTAATAATATGGTTCGAGCCTTTGCTATCGCACCCACTGCCTCCTGCAGTTATCGAAGCAAGGATCTGGATGGTTACACTAGCACACCAGAAATCGCTCCGCCTATCAGCCGGACGGTAGACCGTGACAGCGGTACGTTCGGGGTACAAACATACAATTATGGCGACGTAGAGATCGCCTCAGAAGTTGGTTGGGATAACTACAAGCGTGTTGCCGATGGCATCATGACGTTGCTCAACAACACGGGACTTCTTCATGGGTATAGCTTCAACAGTTGGAGTGATGTCGTCACATATGACGAAGCCTTTATCGAAGAGTGGTTGGATTCTCCGCAGACCTCCCTATATTATAGCCTGCAGGTCATGGGCGATGTCCAAGATAAATCAAGTGCGTATGCTGCTATTGATGAAACGGAAGTCGATGACTATTTGGCAGGTATCCTAAATGAAGAACTTACTTGCGACTGCCAAGAATGAACCCGTATCAGAAACTACTCAATCGAAAAAGAAAATGGACACCTGTCCAGACGACTGCCGGTACATGCAAAGAGGGCGCGGAGGAGGCGATCCTCCGTGCTCTTGCATTGCGGCACATGGAACTACCTGTGGGAGATTTTATCAATGACGCTCTCGCTTCTGACGTACCGGCAAATGCAAGGGACGTCCTACTGTCCAATGTCAAGGACGAAGAGAACCACGACCTCGCACTTGGTTACATCGCCAATGCTTACGGCGTTGATAAACAAGCTGAAGCGGAAGCCCTACGGCTTAAGTCCGCGTGGGAAGCACATCCAGATCACACGATTACCAAGGCACTTGTTGCCGAGCGTGCGATCTTCTTCGTTCTTTTACCATTCTTTCGCTTTAATGGTGACGCTGGCATGAGGACCGTTTCAGCGGACATCAGCCGAGACGAGCAAATCCACGTAGCGGTCAACTCACTGGCACACGCTGAGCTGGGTTACAACATCAGCCCGTCTCTGGACAAGCTCCGCAAAGCTACTATCAACTGGGTGATGCAGCCCCTGGGCAATCACGCCGACAAGTATTTGAACAAAAAATTTTGGTTGGATTCTAGCGATCGGCTAATGTACGAAGGCAAAGCACCTCAGCTTGCCGAGACAAAAGCTGCTAGGATGCCAGCCTTCTTTGAACATAGCAATGTCAACCTCCCCCAATACGCTTGACTACCAGCACAGGAAACTAGAATACGTTCTAGAACAACTGTCTGTTAGTTTTCCACCCCAAACTATTGGACCCACTGATTCTATTGAATCGATCATGTACAGAGCTGGTCAAACCAGCGTTGTAGATTTTATTAAAGACTTAATCGAAAACTAATCATGTGTGTACAATCCGTTCTGGAAGCGGTGGGTCTAGCGCCTCGCCGTCAACCTACCCCACAACCTATCCAGCGAGCACCAGCTCCTCCTACTCGTGCACCAGCTCCGCAGGCAACCCCTGCTTTGCGTCCTGAGCTGCTGCAAGATGAATCAGAAAACCGTCGTAAGCTTGTAGCTGCGACTAAAAAGATGCGTGAGGTTTCTCTCGCACGTGACCCTGGCAAGCAGACTGCTGCTGCAGTTCCTACTGAGACTGCACCCCGCACACCTGCCGGAGGTATTAACGTATGATTACGGCAAGGACTCGCTACGATCAACTGTCTACTAATCGTTCTCAGTTCTTGGACACAGCAGTTGATTGTTCTGAACTTACCCTGCCGTATCTAATTTCAGATGACAATTATAAACGTTCTGCAAAGAGATCACTACTGACTCCATGGCAGAGCGTTGGCGCTAAGGCTGTTGTTAACCTAGCTGCAAAGCTGACCCTAGCTTTAGTGCCTCCACAAACTACATTCTTTAAGCTACAAGTCCGAGACGATAAGCTCGGAGAAGAGTTTCCTAAAGAAGTTAGGAGTGAGATAGACTTGTCCCTCTCTAAGATGGAGAGGATGGTCATGGATTATATCAATGCATCTAATGATCGTGTGATCATTCACCAAGCTATTAAGCATTTGATTGTTGGTGGCAATGCTTTGATCTTCATGGGTAAAGACGGTCTCAAAAACTATCCTCTGAACCGGTTCGTTGTGAACCGGGACGGGAATGGAAATGTCTTAGAGATCGTAACCAAAGAACTAATTAGCCGTAAGGTCTTGGGTCTTGATCTGCTCAAGCCAAAGGAAGTCAACCCAGTTGCTTCCACATCGGCAGGATCAGGCGGTGTAGATGATGACGTCGAAGTCTACACGTATGTCAAACTCGACGAGGTCAGTGGTCGCTGGGCTTGGCACCAGGAAGTCGATGATAAGATCATCCCTGGCACCCGCAGCACCGCACCAAAGAATGCAAACCCATGGCTGACCCTCCGCTTCAACGTTGTTGACGGAGAGGACTATGGCCGTGGTAGAGTGGAGGAGTTCCTCGGAGACCTACGTGCTTTGGAAGGACTCTCTAAGGCTCTTGTAGAGGGTTCGGCTGTTGCTGCTAAGGTTATCTTTCTTGTCAGCCCCAGCGCCACTACAAAGCCTGCTACACTTGCACAAGCAGCTAACGGTGCTATCATCCAAGGGCGTCCCGAAGACGTCGGTGTGGTTAGTACCGCAGGTAAGAATGCAGACTTTGCTACTGCTGCCAACATGGCACAGCAGCTTGAGCAACGTATCAACGATGCGTTCCTTGTCTTGCAGATCCGACAGTCAGAACGTACCACTGCTCAAGAGGTACGCATGACACAGATGGAACTAGAGCAGCAGCTCGGTGGCTTGTTCTCCCTGCTGACTGTAGAGTTCCTTATTCCTTATCTTGATCGTACGCTGCACATGCTCAAGCGTACCAACCAGTTGCCCAAGTATCCTAAGGATCTTGTGCGTCCACAAGTTGTGGCTGGTATCAACGCTCTTGGTCGTGGTCAAGATCAGCAAAGTCTTACGATGTTTATCCAGACTATTGCTCAGACCTTGGGACCAGAAGCGTTGCTCAAGTTTATCAATGCATCCGAAGCTATCAAACGCTTGGCTGCTGCACAAGGCATTGAGGTTCTCAACCTTGTGAAGAGTGAAGAAGAGATGCAAGCAGAGATGCAACAGCAGATGGCTGCTGCCACTGCACAATCGATGGCTGATCAAGTTGGTCAGCTTGCTAACGCTCCTTTGATGGACCCATCTAAAAACCCACAAATAACCCCACCACCTGAAGATGGCTGAAACTCTTACATATGACGGAACAGAAGCAGATGCACCTGAGCTGACACCAGAAGAGCAGGACTCTCTTGCCGTTGGCGAACAACTGGCTGCTGACCAGGAACAACTACTGGCTGGTAAATATAAGTCTGCTCAAGATCTGGAGAAAGCTTACCTAGAGCTGCAACAAAAACTAGGTGAAGGTACGGCGGATGCACCAGAAGCTGAAAGTGAAGAGCCTAGCAGCGTCACTGAGATTGAGATCACTCCCGCTGTGGAGCTGATCCAAGAGGCATCTGCTATCTTTGCTGAGAAAGGAGCGTTGACTGATGAGGTCATTGGCAAGTTCTCTGAGATGAACAGTGCTGATCTTGTCAAGGCATACGCTGACATCCAAGCAAAGGCTGCACAAGTCACACCACAGGCAGAGGTTGCTGAGATCTCTGACTCTGATGTAGATAGTATTAAGAGCATGGTCGGCGGTGAAGCCGAGTATGATACACTTATGAACTGGGTTGCTGATGCTTTGCCTGAGTCCCAGGCAGAGACCTTCAACAACCTTGTGGAGACTGGTAACGTTGACGCTATCCGTCTTGCAGTACAGGGTCTCAAAGCTCAGTACGACAATGTAAACGGATACGAGGGACGTATGCTCCAAGGTAAAGCACCCCAATCGAGTAACGATGTGTTCCGTAGCCAGGCTGAACTGGTGCGGGCTATGTCTGATCCTCGCTATGATAGCGACCCTGCCTACCGTGCAGACGTTATCGAAAAACTTGAACGCTCTGACGTTAATTTCTGATGACCTTTGTTACTGAAGACAGAGGTCGTCTGAACCTCTACGCAAAAGAACCACCTATGACAATCATGGACGTAACTGAAACCCACAACGAAAAGGCTGAAAAGCTGAACGGTCGCCTGGCTATGCTGGGCGTCATGGCTGCGCTCGGAGCGTATGCACTCACTGGTCAAATCATCCCCGGTATCTGGTAATGCCCCAAGGTAAAGGAACTTACGGTTCAAAGGTCGGTCGTCCCGCAAAGTCGGCTGCAGCTAAAATGAAAAAGAAAGGCGTGCCTGCCGCTGTGCGTAAGGCCATCGTCAAAAACATGAAGAAGAAGTGACATGGCAGCAAAGAAGATCCGCAAAAAAAATGTCAGTCTAAAGATTGGCAAACATAAATCTCGCTCCGGTGGCTTGACAAAGGCTGGCCGTGAGAAGTACAATAGAGAGACGGGATCAAAGCTCAAGGCTCCTCAGCCTGGCGGTGGTCCACGCAAGCGGTCCTTCTGCGCTCGCATGTCTGGTGTTAAAGGACCAATGAAAGACAGCAAGGGTCGTCCTACACGGAAGGCTCTTGCACTACGCAAATGGAAATGCTAACTATGGCTGCAAAGAAAGGTCTTTACGCAAACATCCACGCCAAGCGCAAGCGCATTGCTGCTGGCAGTGGTGAAAAAATGAGAAAGCCTGGGTCTAAAGGAGCACCCACGGCTGCTAACTTCCGACGCTCCGCTAAAACTGCTAAAAAGAAAAAGTAACTTACA